CTATTTGTCACCATCGATGATCTTCTTGTTGGCGGCGTCCTTCAGGAGCTCGCTGACACCAACGCCCGCCACGATGAGCCCGAAGGCCGCATACACCCCCCAGTGAGCGCCCGGCAGCAACCAATAAGCGCCGAGCGCCGCAGCGGCGCCGCCCCCCATGGCGATGAGGTAGATCCGATCCGATGGCTTCATGTTGCCCCTCCCTTCGACCCCCGAGCGGGTGGCGGGAGCATAGCGACGGCCACGGCGCTCGTCACTCCTCGCCGTCGTCGCCCTCGCCGCCATCGTTCTTTTTGCCCTTGCCGGCTTCGAAGCTGGTGACGTAGCCGCCGTCGTCAATCCGGTGCTCCGCCCGCTCTATGGTCCAGGCGCCGGCGATGCCGTCGCGGAAGCCGACCATGTCCACCTGCATCTCGGCCGCGATATCGGTGCGGCCGGGCATCTCGACGGAGAGCGAGCCTTCAGCCCGGTCAAGCTCCCGCGAGCGTGCCTCGGCCGCGCGCACGGCCTCCTCTTCGCTCGGGTAAGTGTGCGGCAGGCGCATGCGAGGGCCTTCGCCGTTCTCGACCAGGACGGAGCGCCGTTCGGCTCCATCGCGGTCGTACCACTCGGCCTCGACGCCACCGTGGTCGGGCCGGTCGGCCTTCGAGACGCGGACGTGCGTCACGTCGCCCGGCCGCAGCACCAGCCGCTCCAGCGGCTGTCCGGAACCCGACCGACCAGCGCCCTTGTGCGCGACCACGAGCCGGCCGTTGGCGGGCTTTGCGACCGCATCGTGCCGGCGGGCGAGCCGGGTCGCGAAGTGCAGATCGCTTTCCTCGGTCTGGGCGACGTAGCGGACCGCGCGCTTCGCAAGCTCGGGATCGATCGCGGCGTCCAGTCCGTGCTCGGATGCGAGCTTCTCGAAGATCGCGCCGAGGGTCGTGCCCTCGAAGTGCCGCGTCTTCTGCTCCTTGAACGACGCACGAAGGTCGGCCGCCCGGCCGTGGACGCCGATCTCCCACGGCGGCCCCTCGATCGTCACCTCGTCGACCGTGAAGCGGCCCATGAGGCTGAGGCCCGTCTCCCGATAGCCCATGAGGATGGTGAGTGACGCGCCCTTTCGAGGCAGCGCCACAACGTTGTCCCTGTCGTCGACGGTGATCTCCACCGCATCGCTGTCGAGCCCGTCCTCGTCGGTGACGGTGAGGCTCAGCAGGCGGTCGTTGAAGGCCTCGGTCACGTTGCGGCCGTCCGCGAAGATCTGGAACGCCGGCGTCATGTCAGTCCCACAGCTTGACGGGCGAGCGTGGCGTCTGGACCTGCGGCTCGGGCACGTCGATCACGGTCCCGAGCGGCAGCACCGGCCCGAGGTCCGCGAGCCCCGGATTGGTGTCGAGGATCCGCTCGACGAGGCCGGGCTCGGATCCGCGCTCGCGCCAAGCGGCGAGGTCTACCGTGTCCTGGTCAAAGCTGCGCAGCTTGGTCATCCCAGCAACCCTCCGAGCCCGGTGCCGTCTTCGCCGTAGCGGCCCAGCGTGATCTCCACCTCCACCTTTCGGGGCGTGCCGTCCGCGACGAAGAAACTGCCGGTGTCGGCGATCTCGCGGATGTACCAGCGGCCGAGGACGCGGCCTGTGCCCGACACTATCATCATGACCGTGCCCGCCTCGGCGGCCTCGGCCATGGCATCGACCTGCGACAGGCCTCCGGTCAGTTCGGGATAGATGGTCGCGTTGATGGTGATCTCGCTCTCGGCGACATGAACGAACTGGCTCGCCGGCCGTCGGCCGATGCGACCTTGCGACACCCACTCGCCGCCGCAGCGGCGCGCCAGCTCCTCATAGGCGTGGCGCGTGACCCTGAAGCGAAACGGGCCGAGGCCCAAGAGAACGCGATCGTACATTATGGCTGCCCAAGGAAGGTTGATCCGGCGGCGCCGCCGTCATGGAGGCCGCTCAGACCGCGCCGGGTGCCGCGCTCGACCCCACCGGCCGCTGCCCGGCCGATCTCCGCTGCCGTCGAGGGCGACGATGCCTGGATGCTCACGTGGTTGGTGACGCTCACCGGCATGTGCTGATTGAGGGTCCGGCTTTGGTCGATCTCGTTGACCACATCGGAGAGCATGCGCGGCGCGGGCACCGCCTGAGAGCCCGAGGGTGGCGATGCCGCTGGCTTTTGCCAGCCCATCGTGTTGCGCACCCAGTCGGGGACCATGGCCGACCAGTCGATGGTGAGGGCGCTGCGGATCTCGCTCCCGAGATTGGCGATCCACGCCTTGATGTCCCGAGCGACCGACTTCATGCCCTCCCAGAGGGACATGAGGATGGAGCGGCCGATCTCGGTCAGGTCGATCGCCGCGAAGGTCGCCTTGATGTCCTCGATGACCTCGCCGATCGAGCGGGCGATGTCGCCTTTCCACTCCTGCACTCGATCGTTCGTCCGGCGGAACCAGCGGCCGATCGCGGTCTCGTTCTCCATCCAGCTGTTGAGGTTGTCGGCGGCTTCCCAGTTCTCCCTGATGAGCGCCAGGCGCTCCTCGCGCGTGCGCTGCAGATCGTCGAGGATCATGGAGCCGATGGCGAGCGCGCCTCCGGCGATCAGGACGCCGCGCAGGCTGAGGCGACGCAGGGCGTTGCGCAGGCCTTCGACCGCTCCGGATGAGCGGAGGAAGTAGCCGGCGAGTGGGGCAAAGTTCTTCGCGGTCTGCGTTCCGATCCAGCCGATGGCAAGACCGACCGACCAGAGCGCCTTGCCGAGCCGCACCGTCGCCGGTAGCAGCAGGGCGGCCAGCACGATCCATTTACCGATGCCGGGACCTCCGACAAAGTCCGAGACCGACCGAATGGCGTCCGCAATGCCCCGAACATCGGCGATCGCCTGATTGAGGTCGAACCGGCCGAGCATCTCGCCGAAGGCGCGGACGAAGTCGACGATGCCGGTCGACACCAGCTCTCGATTGGCGGCGATCCAGTCGCGCAGCTCGATGAGCATGGGTGTCAGGACCGGCAGTGCCTTCGAGGCGATCGCATCGCGCAGGCCGATGATCGTCGTGGTGACATCGCTCAGCGCATCGTTGAACGCCTCGGCCTCGGCGCCGGCCTCGTCGCCCAGGACGCCCATGAGGCGGCGCGCCTCTGCGCTCATGTCCGCCAGCCCGTCCTTGCCGAGTTCGGCGATGCGGGTCATGACGAGGCCAGATCGCCCGAAAGCCGCCTGGGCGAGAGCCGCCCGCCGGGCCGGATCCTCGATCTTGGAGAGCGCATCGATCATGAGATCGAAGGCCGCCTCCGGCCCCTTGCTCTTCCTCAGCTGGCCCAGCAGCCTCGGGTTGGCTTTCTTCAGGTAGGAGACGAGCGAACCGCGGCCGGTACGCAATTCGCCCATGCGCCTGTTGAGACCGTCGATCGACGTCTCGAGTTCTGATGCGGAGACGCCTTGCCGTCCGGCGACGAAGTTCAGCTCGCGCAGGCGCTGGATGGTGAAGCCGGTCTGCCGCGCCAGCTTGGCCTGCTCGTCGATCACGTCGGCATAAGCTCGGCCCATGGCCACGAGGCCGCCGAACGACAGTCCGCCGGCCGCCGCCAAGCGAGTGGCTGTGCGCACGCCGAGGCGCGCGGCCGTAGTCGCATGCCGGCCGGCGAGCGCGACGCCGTCATACATGTGCCGGATGCCGGTGCCGATGCGCCGGCCGGCGGCTTCATAGACAGGGATGGAGGAGAGGAAGCGGCGGCGCGTCTGGATGATCGCGCGGCCGAGGCCGAATTGTTGGCGCGTCAGGCCGCGGGTCGATTTGGTCGCCGCGTCCGTGGCCTTGCGGACTTCCTTGGTGGTCTTCTCAACGCCGGCCAGCGAGGCCTTGGCCTTTTTCGCCGGGGCGCTGAGCTTGTCGACGAGCTTGAGGATGACATCGATATCGAGCGCCATCGTGTCACCTCAGACCTGCCTTGGCCATTGCTTCGAACCGGCGCAGTGCCCGGCCGTGCCACGCGCGGATCTCGTCGATGCCGCGGTTCTCCAGCTCGGCCGGTGACCAATGGAGGATGACCGCGACGTCCGCGATCAGTTCCTCGACTTGCTCCGCGCCAGCTTCTCGAAAGGGGCGAAGGCTTCGTTGACCCGCGCCATCAGCTCGGCGCTGTCTTCGGGGCTGAGCTTGTCGACCTCGGCGACGTTCATTCCCGCCAGATCGGCGATCGAAAGGGAGATCGCCTCGATCTCGTCGCCCTCCTGCATGCGCTTGGAGAGCAGCTTGAAATCTTTGAACGTCGCGTCGCGGAAGGTGACATGGGTCGTCGTCCTGCCGCCCGCTTCGATGCTCCTCTTCAGGGTGTAGGGCCACTCCATCTCGCTCTCCTTCAGGCCATGCCCAGGGCGCGGCGCATGGCGACGTTCTGGTCGACGCCGTTGATGACGCGGATGCCGTTGAGGACGTCGACCTCGATCAGGGGCACGTCCGCGATCGTGAGCTTCACGTAGGTGAGGCGCATGGCGAAGGTCAGCTTTGCCAGCTCGCCGGGCTTCCAGTCGCCGAAGTCCAGCTCCTTGATGGAGCCTCGCGTGTGGATCTCGGCCGCGCGATCGGTGCCCGTCTCGCCGACGAGGAACCCTTTGTGCGTAAACGCCTTGGTCTGTCCCGGCGCGAGGCCCCACAGGCCGATGACGCGCGGGTCCGCATCGGCCAGCTCGACCGAGGCTTCGAGCTTCTCATAGCCGAGGGCGATCTCGACCGGGCCGTCCATGCCGCCGCCGCGGTGCTCTTCGACCACCTCGGTGAACTTCGGCAGGGTGATGCTGGCGACCGCGCCGTGCAGCCCGTAGCCGTCGGCGAAGGTCGAGCAATTGCGCAGGATGTAGTCGAGAGCCATGGAGCCTCCTCACACCACGCGTCACGCGGCGAGCGCGCGCACGATCTCCTCGACCGCGTCGGTGTAGTAGTCGGGATTGCGGTGGATGCGGAACGTGAGCCGTTCGATCGGCGCCACAGGCTCGATGTCGAAGTCGAGCGTCAGCTTGCCGGCGACGAGGTTGCCTGCCGGGTTGAAGTCCGGGTTGAGCCAGCACCGCCCGCCGACGATCGCGCCCTCGGTCCTGAGCAGGCGCAGATAGGCGTTGACGCTCTCCACCAGCTCCCGCACGAGCTGGGGCGAGAACGGCCGATCGAGCGCCCAGGTGTAGGAGGCCTCGACCTCGTCGCGGATGACGTCGATGATCCGCCGCACCGACAGGAAGGCCGTGAGCGGATCGTTCGAGCAACTCCGCAGGCCGAAGAAGCGGAACCCATCGTTGCGGATGATGGTCGTGACGCCGTTCTCGTTGAGCCAGTTGTGCTCCGAGTTGCGGTCCGACAGGTTGGCCGCGATCGGCCGGCCGGCGCCGACGATGCCGTTGATGACCTGATTGGAGAAGGGCCACCAGAAGCCGCGGTCGTTGTCCATCTTCGCCTGCAGGCCGGCGGCGTAGGCGGCCGCGGGCCGCGAGACGTTGGTGGCCTCCTCACCGTCGAAGACGAGCACGCCGGGGTCGAGCACCATCAAACGGTCGGACCCGAAGTCACCGCGATAGGTAATCGCGGCCTCATTGGTGGTGTTCGGGCCGTCGACGAGGGCCACCGCCCGCAACCGGTCGGCGACGCCGGCGAGCGCGGCCGCCACGGGATTGGCGGTCGTGCCGATGACCGCGGTGGCAGCAGCCCCGGCCGCCTCCGCGCCGCCGCCGACGAAGGTGATCGTGGGCGGCGCCGAATAGCCGATGCCGGGGCTCGTCACGATGACGCTCGACACCGCCCCGTTTTGCACCATCGCGATGGCACTCGCGCCGGTGCCGTCGCCATCGATGACGACGGAGGGCGCCTCCGTGTAGCCGGTGCCACCCTCGTTGACGTCAATCGTGGCGACACCCGTCGCCGGCCGGACGCTGGTGAAGCCCGGCGCGACCAGGATCTTCGGCTTGAGGCCGGTGAGGCTCTGCGCGCTCAGCAGAGCGTGAACTCCGGTCTTGGCGACCGGATCGCCCATGACGTTGGCCAGTGTCTCGCTTGAGTTCGCGCCCTCGTTGACGCGCACCACGACGACGAAGGCGCCGATCGAGGCGTAGATGGCCCGCATGGCGTCCGACAACGTGCCGGCGGCGCCGAGGGAGGCCGCGAGCACAGTGTTGCCGGGGATCGCAACGGGCTTGTTGAGGGGAAACAGGATCGGATCGGCGTTCGGCGCCGTGCCGACCAGACCGATGACCGAGGTGCGAACGCGCCGGACGGGGCGGATGCCGTCCGACACCTCGATCGTCTCGACGCCGTGCAGATATTCAGTGGTCATGCTGGCCTCCTCGGGCTAGCATTAGGAGCCAGCACCGAGAAGATCGCCCCGGAAGAGCTTCAGGGCAGCGACGCGGTAAGAGGCCTCTCAGACCCCTCTGATGATCAGTTCACGGACCGCTTTTGCGGAGCCGTTGCCGCCGGCCGTGTAGGTCAGTTCGACCGGCTCGATCGACGCCCATGAGAAGAGGTCGCGTACCTCCGGCACGTCGTTGATCGTGAGAATGAACCGGCCTCGCAGTCCCCGCAAGACCTCGGCCATCTCGGCGAACTCGTCCCGGTTGAACAACTCCCGGCCGTAGTAGTGCTCGGTGCCCCAGTAGGGAGGATCGAGGACGAAGAGCGTCTCGGGGCGGTCCCACCGCTTCACGAACTCGGCCCACGGCAGGCACTCGATCCAGACGCCGGCGAGCCGCTCGTGCGCGGCCTCCAGCAGCGGACCGAGCTTGCGGACATCGAAGCGCGCCGGGCCGCGCGTGTCGATGCCGAAGCTGCGGCCGGCGACCTTCCCGCCGAAGCTCAAGCGCTGGAGATAGAGGAACCGCGCCGCCCTCTCCAGGTCGGTGAGGCTGTCCGCCTCCTGGGCGAGGAGCCGCTCGAATTCGGCCCGGCTGGTGACCTGCCAGCGCAGCATGTCCATGAAGGCGACGAAGTGCCTCTGCAGGATCCTGAAGAACACGGCCACGTCCCGGTTCAGGTCGTTGATCGCCTCGGCCTTGGGGATCGAGTGGCGCTTGAAGAAGAGCCCGCCCATGCCGACGAACGGCTCGCAATAGGTGTTGTGCGGGACGGTCGCGATGATGTCCGCCAGCTGCTTGGCGAGCTGGCGCTTGCCTCCGATGTAGCCGCTTGCGGGGCGGATCGGCCGCACCCGGTGCAATTCGCTTTGCATGTTGCCTGTCGTTGGAGAATCAGCGCCCATTCCGGCGCGGCCTTGCGGCCGTCGTGACGGGCGGCGTGGTTCAGCTCTCGTCGGGCGGCTTACCTGCCAGGGACTGGCCGCCGGAGCCCTCGGGCTCCCCTGTCACGTCACGTCGAACGATGCTGTCGTCAGAGCGTGCCACCTGCAAAGGCAGCGTCGATCTCGGCCATTGTGGTGATGTTGCCTGCCGTGATGTCCGCCAGGACCTGTGCCTCGATCGCGAATGCGTCGCGGATGTGGGTCCGCACGGCTAGTGCCAGTGCCTCCATCTCCGCATTCGAGAGCGGCCGGAACACGCCATCCGCGAATTTCCAGCCGTCGCCGTCCTGGCGCTCGCCGCGCTCGATCGCGAGCACCTCCGCGACGATCTTGCCTTGGCTCTCCCGGTCGGTGTGTACAGGCCAGCCAGACCAGGTGGTGCCGCCGACCTCGGCCTCCCAGCGCCGCTGGGCGGCATATTCGGCGAGGCTCGGCGGCTCCGGCCCCGAAACGCCTTCCAGCTGGTAGCTCTCACGCGGTACGCCATCGTCGTCGACCAGGACAGGCTCGCCAACCGCGACCTTTCCGGGCGGGATCAGCGCCGGCTGGATGACGGCGAGCCCGGCGTCCGCCAGCTCGGCCGGCGACCAGCAGCGCTCGACATCCAGCGCGTTGTGCAAGGCCTCGTCGAGCCAGCCGTCCCAGCGCTCCCACGCGCCGTTCTTGATAATCGCAAGCGCCATCGCATCAGCTCCAATCCGTCAGCACGCGGCCGTGCCCGCCTTGGCCGGACTGTTCCCATCCGTCCGACACCGGGCCGCCGCCGGTGCCGACCACAACCGTCAGGGTTTGTCCCGGCACAGGCGCTCCCGGCGCCCCAGCAGTAAATGTGACCTCCGAATAGCCGCCCGCACCACCGCCGCCACCAGCCGCGGCGCCATAGCCCACGACGCCACCTGACCCGCCGCCCGGGTAGCCGCCATTGGCCGACCACACGCCCTGGCCGGAAGTGCCCGGCGTGCCCGCGCCACCGCTGGGAGCGTGGCCGCCATGGCCGCCCGTATAGGCATATCCGGCGCCGCCAGCGCCGCCGTTCGCGGTCGTGCCCGTGCCGCCGGCACCTCCGGCACCAAATCCGCCGGCATAGCGGCGGCCGCCTTGTCCCCCGCCGGAGGAGACCGTCCCGCACGACGATGGTCCACCATTGGCGCCGTCGTAGCTCGTGCCTGCCCAGGTCGCGCTGCCTGAGCCGCCGGCGCCCCACACGCGGATGCGGAGGGTGTTGTAGGGCGGGACCACCCATTGAGAGGTGCCCGGCGACGTGAATGCCGCCGAGCCCGGCACGACGCTGCCGCCGACGAGCAGAGCATTGGCGAGGCCGGGGATCATCACACGAGCCCCGCAATGCTGGAGCCGATCACGAAACCGGAGTGCAGCACCTGATAGGCCACGACGTTGGTCCGGCTGGCGGCCGTGTTCATGGACGGGGCGTTTCCGTTCGCGAAACGCCATGCCGAGCCGAACGCCACCGTCCTGCCGCCTGTCGTGTCCTGCTGAAGGACGATCAGGCCGGTCTGTCCTGCCTTGGCATTGCTGGGATTGCCGATCGTGATGTTCCCGCCCAGCACGTTGTGGAAGTTGAAGCCGGCGTTGAAATTGGGCGCGAAGGTGCCGGCCGCGAGCGTCGATCCGGGCGCGCCGGACAGGCCGACGTAGCCGGCGGCCTCCCACACGTTGTCGGCCGTGAGGATCTTGTCGCCGGTGCCGCGCCGGTATTCGATGCCCGTCGCCTTCATCCCGAAATGCATGACGAGCTGGCCGGCGATCCTCATGCTGGCCGCGGCGGTCGCCAGCGAGCCCGCGCCTTCGCCGGTCGCCGGATCGTATTCGAACACGATCCGCTCGGCCTTGTTGTCCCAGATGCCGAGCCGACCGTCGCTCGGCCGGGCGAAGATGTAGTAGCCGCCGCCATTGGGCAGAAGGAAGCCGAAGGTCCGCTGTTCCTGCCTCGCGTCGAAGGACAGGTCGCCGGTCAGCGTGCCGCCGGTCAGCGGCAGACGGGCATTGATCGCCTCCTCGAAGCTGGGCACGTCGCCGGCGAGGATGGTCGCCGGCTGCCATTTGGTGCCGACAAACTTGAAGAACTTCCCGTTCGCGACCTCAGACAGGTCGGTGTCGGTGAGGCTCGCGAGCGAGTGCTTGTGATCCTTGGCAGCCTTGTCGGCCAGAGCATCAATCAGCCCGAAGATGGCGTCCATCCCGTGCTGGTGGCTCTGCGCCGCCTTGCCCGCGACGGCGACCGAGAGCGCCTCGGCGAACGCATCGAGCATCAGGTAGGCATTGCGCAGCCGCTCCACGTCCTCGTTCGAATTGTTCTGGGCGTGCGGCAGCGGCAGCTGCAGGAAAGGCGTCTTGTCGTCGACGACAGCCATCGTGCGTCCCTCAGATGATGACCGCGCGGAGATCCGCGACGGACGGCCGGGCGGCCGGCGTGCCGGTGAGCGTCAGACGAAGCCGGCCCTGCTGGGCGGTGTGCGGATCGAGGCGGTATTCCCGCTCGATCCATCCGTCCTGCAGCGGCGTGGACGCCTGCAGCGCGACCGTCTGCCAGTTGCCGTCGCCGGCATCGACCTCGGCCGTGAGCGTCGAGCCGGCCGGGAGCCGCGTCTTGGCGAAGCTCGACAGGCGGATGGCGGTGCCCATGTCGAAGGCGCGGCTGACATAGGTCCCGCTCGGCCGCATGGTGCCGGCGATCAGCGTGACCCCCGGATAGAGCGTCGGGCTCACGAACTCCGTTCCGGTGAGCACGGCCCGCAGCGCCACCGTCTCGGTCACGAAGCTCGTGAACTCGTAGGGCTGATCGGGCTGCAGGCGGATGACCTCACCCGAGGGGCGGACCACCTCGAAGCGGAAGGAGCAGTCGGCCGTCGGCAACTCCACCGTGCCGCGGATGATGAGGTCCGAGCAGTTGACCAGGTCGAACTCGCCGAGCTCGACCACCTTGACGGTCTGCGTGAACCGGGCCGCCACGACGCGCATGGTCAGGTCCGTGTTCTGGTGCGGCGTCCAGGTGCGCGAGTTGGCGGACGAGAGCAGCACGCCCACGGAGTACGGCTGGCCGCCCACCCACTTCTGCGCCACCGGATCGAAGTCGCCGACGCTGGCGACGGCAAGGGAATGGTCCGCATCGTCGGACTTCATGACGTAGGCGAACTCGCGATCGCCGGTAAGGAAGGCGGGCGCGGGGAAGCGCACCGCGCGCCACTGGTCGACCTCGACCGTCGCCATTGGCACGATGCGGTCTGTGATGACCCGGCGCGTCGGCAGGCCGGTGTCGACCTCGACCAGCTCCAGCACGCAATGGTTCGCCGGATCGCCCACGGCGCAGAACTTCACGTCGAGCCCGAGCACGTGCCGGGCCTGCGGCAGCATCACGGTCTGCGCCAGCGGATCGCCCGAGCCGCCTTCACCGCTGCTTTCGTTCGGTCCACTCTGCCCGCCGAGATCGAGCGGCGGCGCCAGCTCCACCGTCGTGACCCGCTGCATGACGCGGATCTCGATGCGGCCCTGGCCGACGAACAGAGCCTCGGCCGTGGAGCCGCCGGCGCCGGTAGCCACCACGCGCTTCTGTCCGGCCGTGATGTTGGCCGGGATCATGAACTGGCCGACGATCATCCCCTCGCCATCTGCTGTTACCGGCCCGGCCGGCGTCACGTCGACGCCATCGAACTCGAGCCGCTGCAGGATCTCGCCCGGCCCGAAGCCTTCGATGACGAAGGCCACCGGGATCTGGCGCAGGAACTCGGCGAGCTGCTCGCGCTGGTCGACGACCACGTCCGTGACCGTCGTGCGGTTGACGTTGCCAACGCCGAAGACGCTGGTCGCGGGGCTCGTCCACTGCGTTTGCGAGACGGTCCAGAAGTCCACGGCCGGGTTGATGGTCATCTTGGCCGGCAGCGGCAGGAAGTTCTGGTAGGGGTTGATCTTCATGCAGCCGGTCGCGAGCGGCTGCTCGATCACCACCTCCTCGACATAGTCGAGCATGATCGGCCCGGCCATCTCGACCCGATGGAAGGCCGGATCGATGGCGATCTGGAACGAGCCGCCGAACACGGCGCCGTCCTGCGCCTCACCGGCATCGCGGTAGCGGTCGGAGGTGAACGGATCGACGAAGACGCCCTTCTTGGCGACCGGCTCACGGCTGTCGATGTCCCGGCGCAGGCGCTCCAGGGCGATGAGGTCGAGCGCGTCGAAGAGCCGGCCGAGATAGCGCCACATTTCCTTGTAGGGGACCGATCGGACGCCCGAGTTGACGATCTTCGGCGCGCCGCGCCAGTCGTTGTGCACCTCGGCGAGCGCCAGCAGCGTGACGGGCTCGATCGGCGCCACCGGCCGCTCGCGCGCCGGCTGGCCGGTGAGGTACGTGACGGCGCCGGCCTGGTCGAGGCAGATCAGGTCGATGCGGGGCAGCTTCCACGAATAGCCGACCTGCACGGCCGTGCCCGTGACGCCGCCCGAAACGGTCACCGTATCCTCGCCCACCGCATCGGGCACGACGGCGTCGAGATAGCGATAGGTGACCTGATAGGACGAACCCGGCGTCGGCTCGGCGCCGGCCGGCGACCAGTCGACGCGATTGGCGGCGAGGACATAGTCCGAGCCCTGGACGAAGGTGGTGCCGCCCTGCTTGACCTCAAGGATCTGCGTCACGCCTTCGCGGCCGAGCGCATCCGAGGTGTTGTTGGTGCCGCCGCGGACAATGGTCTCGGTGATCTCGCGCGTGATGATCACGCTGTTGACGGCGGCAATCGGGCCGCGGTTGAGGCGGATCACGGCCGTGCCGGTGCCGGCATCGTCGAACGAATGCGGCTCGGCCGGGATGACCTCGGTGTCCCACAGCTCGGGCTCGGCATAGCGGGTCGAGGAAAACCGCGTGCGCTTGAAGCCGAAGATGTTGGCGGTGCCCTCCTCGATCGAGAAAACCTGATCGGTCCCGACGCGGCCGAGCGCCGTGACGCGGCAGCCGTTGACGATGTAGGAGCCGTTGGCATCGCGGTCGTAGACGGCGATCGCCTGATTGATGCCCGAGAGGCTCGGCGGCGGCGTCTGGTCGATGACGGTGCCGTTGCGGACGAGATAGACGGCATAGAAGTCGCCGGGCTCGGCTGCCGTCTCCAGCGACCAGGACACGGTCTCGACGACGCGGCCGGCGCCGGGCTCGCCCTCAGCCTCGGTGCCGGGGTGCAGGCCAGCGAGCGCCGGGAGATCTTCCTCGGTGATGTACTGGCGCACGAGGCGCACGCCGACCACGACGTCGACGTTCGCCAGGGCGACGCCCTCGATCACTCGGGCCGTCACTTCGCGCACGTCGCCGCGCACATAGACCCGGCCGGCGGCGAGCGTCAGTCGGCCGTGCTCGACGTCGACGACGATGTCGGCCGCCTCGACGCGATCGCCGTCCTTCGCGATCAGGCTGGCGATGCGCCGGCCGCGCGTGCCGATGATCGACTGCACCTCGTTCAGCTCGGCCGCCTGGGCGAAGCGATCCTCGCGGAACACGACGCCCGACCACTCCGGGTGCGCGCCGGTGCGGTCGTAGGCGCCGGGCAGGTTGGACGGGTGCTCGTACATGGTCGCTCCTCAGAAGCGCAGGAGCCAGCACACGCGCTCGCGCACGGTGCGGCCGAACTCGATGGAAACGGGGAACTCGGCGACGATCGGCCCGGCCAGGGTGAGCCCATCGGCGGGGAGCCACAGCGCGCCCGGCTTCAGGCCGGCGGCCGGCGTGGCGCCGAAGACGAGACCGACCGACGCGGCCGTGGCGCCATAGCCGTCGCCAAAGTCGGTCATTGCCTCGACGTAGAACCGCGTGGCGCCGGTCGGGCGCACGGCCCAGCGGTTGCCGCCCACGGAATAGACGCCGTCGAGCGCCGGCTGGACCGGCCAGCGGGCGCGTGCCCGGCGATAGCCGATGACGTCGCCGCCGGCGTCGCGAAACACCGCAAAGATCGGCCCGGCCGGCATGGCGGCGAGCATGGCGGCGGAGCGCACGGTGGCGGCCGACGAGGACCAGGGCAACGCCGGCCAGGGGAACGGCCCCCACTGCCAGCCGCCGTCGCTCTCGTCGACCGGATCGAGCCAGACGCCGAGCGCCTGCAGCTCGGCATCCGTCATGGTGTGGTCGACCTCATAGCGCCGGCCGAAGCTCCACTTCACATCGCTCTGCGGGATCCGGGCGCCGGAGAACGCCGACCAGAGCGTCTGTCCCCAGCGCGTCCGGCCCGCCTCGATCGCACGCACGTCGTAGCCGTGATAGCCGCGCCAGATGACAGAGCGCTTCGGAACCGAGAGCGTCGAGACGCCGTCGATGCGGATGAGGTCTGCCTCATCGTCCCGCACCCGGTCGAGGTGCAGCATGACGAGGTTCCAGTAGCGCCGCCGTGGCGGAAAGTTCTCGACCTCGGCCGTATAGGACAGCCAGCCGAGCGCTCTCAGCACGGCATCGGGCGTGCCGCGCACGCGTTGCCAGTCGACGCCCTCGTCGATCAGGTCGTAGAGGTTCGGCACGTAGGGCGACAGCTCCCCGAGCCCCAGTTCCGAGACGATGAAGGGCAGCCAGCTCGGGGGCGGGTTGCGGTACTTGCGCCCGCGCATGGCCGTGATGTGAACGCCCACCCGCGTATAGGTGTCCGTCGATAGCGAAACCGTGCGCTCGAGTTCAGTTGCCGAGGGCGGGAGGAGATCGGGCGCGTTCATCAGTAGCCGCGCCCCCGGTTGTTGAGCCTGATGGCGCCGATCGACACGGCCTCGTAGGGCGGCACCTCAACATCGGCGGCAGGGGTGAGGATCTCCACTCGCTGGATGCCGCGCTGCATGAGCTGGGCGGTGAGCCAGGAGCGCGTGAGATCGAAGCCGAGACCGGTGGCGGTTGCCCAGGCGTTGCGGACTGCGATTTCGAGACCGGGCAGGATCGTTTCGGGCGTCTGCGGCAGCAGCCACACATCCGCCTCGACGTCGACCGCCGCGAACACGGCCGAGCGCACCACGATCGTGTCGCTGACCATGATCTTTCCCTTGTCGTGCAGGGCCGCGCGAACCGTCTCGATCAGCGTCGCATCCGCGACGCCGCCGTTGTCGGCCGCATAGACCGCCACGTGCACGGTCGGATCCTTGCCGATGCGGAAGACGGCGGCATCGGCGACGCGCAGCGAAGCTGCCAGCGCGATGGCCCGGTAGCGCGGCTCGGTGCCGCCAGTGGAGCGGCCCTGGATGGCGAGGACGATGCGGCGCAGATAGCGGTCATCATCCTCGCCCGGCATGCGGAAGCAGTCGTAGAACGGCCCGAGGTTGTCGAGATCGCCGCCGCGGGCGTAGGCGATGAGGTGAGCGCGGACAACGTCGTTGATGCGCGCCCTCACGAGCACCTCGCGATAGGCCGCCGCCTCCAGCGCAATCTTGACCGGGTCGGTTTCGAGATCGCCGACGTCGTAGGCAGGCAGGTCCGGGTTGGCAGCGCGCAGCACGTCCCAGCGTTGCTGGAAGTCCGCCATCATCTCGGCAAGGATCGCCTCGAAGGAAATCTCCTCGATCGCCTCCGGCGGGGGAAGTCCGACGAGTTCGGGCGGCAGCGTCACAGCGACACCTCCGCGGTTGCCGCCCTTGCGCGCGCACCGGGTGTGCGGGGCACGAAGATGCCGTCGAGCCGCAACCCGAGGTGGCCGTCCGAGCCGGCATTGTCGACGTGGACCTGCCGCAGCCGGAACCGCGGCTCGTGTTTGTCGAGTGCCTCGGCGACCGCCATGGCGACGTCGACCACCGTCACCTCGTTGAGAGGCGCATCGAGCAGGCTCGGCACGGCCGAGCCGAAATCGCGCCGCATCACGCGCGAGCCGATCGGCGTCAGCAGGATGACGCGGATCGACTGGACGACGTGCGCCCACTCGTCGATCGGCTGCCCGGTGCGGTGCGAGATCCCGGTCACGCCTTGCCCCTGCGCTTGCGGCCGCTCGCCGGGCGCGCGGGCAGGCGCGGCGCGGCGGGAGCGATCTTGCCCTCCAGCTCGGGATAGGTGGCCTCGCCTTGTGTCAGCGTCAGGGGCGTGCCGGCGCGGTGGTATTCTCCGGCAATCCATCCGTCGACCAGCACCGTGTAAGAGGCCTTTGAAGGTGTCTTCATGGGCTCTTTCCCCTCAATCAATCGCCCGGACCTTGGTCGAGCCCTCGACGATCGGCCACAGGCCGGCCGACGATCCGGCGCCGACCTGGACGCGATCGCCGACGCGCGCGAGCCGCTTGCCGTCCTCGCCGCCGAGATCGATCGACCCGCTCTTGATGACCACCTTCTCGCTCTCGACGGTCGCCTCCTCGCTGACGATGGTGGCGGCCTTGGTCTCGATGCGAACCGAGCCGTCCTTGATCGTCACACGGGTGTCGCCGAGCACCTCGACGTGCGCCTCGCCGTCTGACGACGGCGCCGGGTTGGCCGATGAGAAGCCGCCCGGATCGACCCAGCCTTGGGCGATCTCGCCGGACGGCGCATGAACGCGCACCACCTCGCCGACGGCCGGCGGCAGCCACGTCTTGATGCGGCCGGCACGCTCGGTCCACGGCAGCCAGGGCGTGAGCACGGGCTCGCCGTCGCGATCGGTGCCGACCTTCACCCGGATGAGGCCGTTGTCGGGATCGACCGCATGGACGGTGCCCGACCGCATGACGTTGGCGAGCCGGCGCTCGATCTCGGCAAGATGATAGTCGCGCTTGCCCAGAGCGCGCTCCAGCGCCGCAAGGCGAAGGCGAAGTGCCGTCATTTCCGTCACGGCTGGCCTCCCGTCGTCACAACCGGCTCGGGCTCCTCGCCGCTGCGGGCGTCTCGCGCCCAGATCTCCGGCATGGACCCATCTACTGGCGCGTAGGCATTCCTGCCCATGCGCAGCCGCGAGATCCACGACACGCCCCAAAGCGCGACGCCCTTCGCCTGGGCCGGCGAGGAGTAGATGTTCTCCGCGCGGATGTTCCGGGCAGGATGGATCTTGCTAAGGCCCCAGCGCGCTGCCTGGACAGCGGCCATGACGCGGGAGGCGAGGTCGAGCGCCTGCTGGTCACGCGACTGGCCGCGCTCGTCGCGGGTGATCATGAAGGCTGCCATCTCGACGTCGACGTCGAGTTCGCCCGTGTCGACCGTCCGGCTCGCCGGGATCCGCAGGATGGCAACGCGGATGGCGGGCACGGCCGCGCCGAACCGTTCGAGCCCTGCAAGGTCGAAGCGCCCACCGAACGCCTCGCAAGCCCGCACTCCGTCGAGCTGGGCGAGATCGGAGACGACAGCCGCCAGCAGTTCCTGCAGCGTCCTCATTGCATCAGCCCTTCCACGAAAGCCTCGACGGCCTCGACGATCTCGACCTGGTTGTCGGCGGAGATGCCCATGAACGGGCGTGCCGGGATGAGGACGCGCTTCGTGAACACCGCCTCGCCACCGATGGAGAAGGCGAGCGCCTTGGCGTTCTTCGGTATGACGACGCCGCCGAAGTGCAGCAGCGCGGCGCCGATGAAGCTGTTGGTCAGACGCACTTCCGGGTCGGAAACCGCATAGGCGAAGGCGTCGCGCAGGTTGCGGCCGGTGTCGTAGAGGGGCGTGGTGCCGCGCTGGTTGGGCGCGAACGGCCGGCCGGCCGGCGTTGTGTGCTCCTCCTCGATGCGCCGGCGATGCTGGCTTTCGAGCAGCCCACCGAGACCTTCGAGCAGCTCCTCGCGCGGCAGATCCACGAAGCGGTCGAGCGCTGCGAGGACCGTCTCCTCGCCCTGCGTGTCGATGGTGAGCGCGAGCGACATCACATGCCCCGCGTGAAGCGCCGAGGCGGCGCGATGAGAATGGGCGCGTCGGACGACTGCGCCTCGGGCGCCGGCGTCGGCAGTCCGAGGCCGGCCCGGCCGGCTCCAATCGCTTCGAGCATCTTGTGCGCGCGCTCGGCCCGGTTCTCGATCTCCTCGGTCATCTGCCCCGGCCGCGACGCGAGCCGATGCACGGCAAGGTCCATGGTCAGGGTGCGCAGCACGGCCGGGACCGACGACAAGGGGAGCTGGTGACGCGCCGAGACGTAGCCGTTGACGATGGCCGTCGCGTCCTCGATGGCGCGCGCGATCGCGGCCTCGTCGCGCTCGCCCGTGTTGTCCGGATCGGCGACGAGATCGAGCAGGCTCGAGCCGTAGGTTTCGTCGATATCGGCGGCGGTCGCGTAGGTCATCGGCGCTCCTGATCGGTGAGAGGCTCCCGGCGAGCGGGCGAGACGCTCGCCGGGAGCGAGGGGCGGACGGGCCGCCCGTCAATCCGCCGGCGACCGGCGGCGGATCCAGTCAGAGGCGGGAGACCCGCAGCTCGGGATCGCCCTCGATGGCGGCGAGATCCTCCTCGGAGAGATCCGCGAGCGGGATCTCGGTGGCGACCGGACCGAAGCGGCGCCCGGCACGGCGCCGACCGCCCTCGGGGCCAGTGACCGCCAGTCGCTCCGCTGTTGAGCCTGCACCGGCTCCAAGTTGGATGGTTACGACTGATCCCGGTGCTGGGGCCGCTGGGTTGCCGGCAGCCGCGAAGGCGTCCGATGTGCCCCCGCCTCCACCTCTGCCAGTAGCAGGATCGTGCGGGGCGGCGGGCTGAACCCCTACGTCTCGCTCGTTGCCGAGCGGCGTTCCGCTATCGGTGCTGGGGGCCCCGCGAGCCGTACCAGACCGCCCCTCCGGGGTTATGACGTCCGCGGCCGTGGCCGCGGGATCCTTGGCAGGCGGCGTGGCCTTGGCAGCCTTTGCCGCCGTTTCCTCCGTCGCCGTCTTGCGCCTTCTCGCCATGGTCGCGGATCCTTTCTCAAGCGTCGGCTGGGGCGATCAGGCGAGCCAGGGCACGACAACGGCCTGCGCGGTGCCCTTCCACTCGTTCGTCTCGCCGCCCGCGGCGTTGTCGTTGTTGAGGATCTTCAGTGCCTTGCCTTCGAGGCCGGGCGGCACGATGAGCTTGGTCGGGCGCAGTCCGAGCGGCCGGCCGTGGTCACCCTTCATTTCCATGAGCGACTTGCGCGCGAGCGCATACGTCTCGGGCGTCAGCTCCTGCCTGGAGCCCCAGGCGAACTGCCAGAAGCCGAAACCGACGTTGCGCCGGCCATCGACGCCGTAGACGTACTCCTTGCGCATGAAGACGTTGTCGTCCTTCGGATCGTCCTTGGCGACGAACTGGAACTTCTCTCGCTCCTGGAAGATCAGCGGCTTGAGGGCGCGGGTGTCGTCGATCAGGAACCAGGGCGTGCCGGTGCCGCCGTCCGTGTTGGCGACGGACACTTCCTTGCCGTCCTCGCCGAGCACCGGGTGATCGGTGTCGAAGAAGGCCTGCCCGTCGTAGCACTTGCCCGTCCAGCCCTGCTTCAGGAGCCCCCAGACGAGCAGATCGTCGTGGGCCTTCGTCGACCGGCCCATCTCCTCGAACATGGGCGCGTAGATGCCGATGTTGTCGTCCTTGATGTCGTCGCGGTCGACCGAGACGGTGCCTTCGTAGGTCTTGTTCTTGATGGAGTAGGAATGCGTCTTCATGTTCTGGATGACGCGATCCCCGATCCACTCCCGCAGGTTGGGGAACTTGCCGAGCCAGCCGTATTCCTCCTCCCGCGTCGTCGAAGTCACGCGGGTGGCGATGATGGGCCACTGGCTCGGTGCCTCGTCGAGGCCCTTCTGGAAGCTCGTCTTGAAGCCCTTGTAGAGCATCGAGAGATTGGCGCCGTTGATGATCATGTCAGCTCTTCCGTATGCGGCCCGGCCGCGGTGTTGCGTTCAGGAGGGGCGGGTCAGCCGACGGCGACCCAGACGCCGAGATCGTCGAGGTCGAAGCAGATGCCGGCCGGCGATCGACCGGTGCCGTCCGACGAGACGGTCTCGTCGTCGACCAGGAAGACCTCGGCGCCGACGTCGGCGTAGGTCACGGGCGCGGTGGCATCGTTCTCGAAGCGGAAGCAGCCGGAGCGCACATTGACCACGGCTGCGCCGTCGGCGCCGGTGTTGCGAACGCCGGCGACAGCGATGCCGACGCAGACGAGGCCCTCGGCAGCACGGCCCGGCTTCGCGAGGCCGCCGTCCAGGACGACAAGGCCGCCCTGGTGAATGTCAGCGTTCTGGGCGACGGGGAACTGCCGTTCGCGCGGCTTCCGCTCGACGGTGTTGCGGGGTCCGGTCAGAGGCATCTCAGTGGTCCTTGCGAGCTGGGCTGGGTGGGCGCCGGCAGAGGCCCGGCGTCAGACTTCCGTCTTGGCGTAGGCTTCCTCGGAGATCCCGAGCGTGGCGCAGAGGGCCTTCTCCTCGTCCGTGAGCGCCTTGCCCTTGGCGGGATCGCCGCTCGGATCCGGCCCGCCGCCGGGCGTGACCACCGGAGCCGTCACCTTCAAGAGGTTCTCGACCGACGCGAAATCCTTGCGGGCGAGCGCGACGTAGTGGTCTTTCGAGGCCGGCGCGATCTTGCCGGCCTTCACGGCATCCTCGACGAGCGTGGTGACCTTCGTTTCGAGATCGGCCGCGTCACGCTCGGCGAGCTTCTGCTCCGCGGCCGTGGCGCGGGTCATGACCTGATCGTAGTCGGCGCGCGGCACGAACTTTTCGAGGGGCGGGTTCTGCATCGCCGCGGTGGCGGTCTGCAGGTCTCCCCGCAGCTTGCCGATCGCGGTGATGGCGTCCGCCTTGGTGGTCCCTGCCGGCAGGCCGAGGGCGTCGAGAAGATCCTTGTCCATGTGGTCCTCGTGGGTGGGAGCCTGCTGGGCGAGCGCCGGCAGGGTTGCGAAGGCGGGACGGTTGACGAGGCCGGCGCCGATGATGCGCGCGACCTCGCCGGACTTGCTGTGCAGGAAGGCGGGGGAGACGTAGCGGTAGCTTCGGCTCTCGACCGAATGCCGGCCGGCATCCGTCCACGAGACGCGCGCCCAGACCGCGCCCTCGCGCTCCTCCAGCTGGTCGATCCAGCCGGCGGCGTCGGCGCGCTCGCCGCGCGGTGCCTTGTGGTCCTGGGCGTGCTCCCAGTCGATCGGCAGATCAAGGCCGGCCGCGAGCGAGGTCTCGATGACGGCCGCCGGATCGCTGATGCGCCAGCTGCGGCCGTCGCGGGCCTTGAGCTGCGGCCCCGCCGGCATGATCATGATCCATTCCGGCGCGACCCCTTGCGCCGCGAGGGCGAGAGGCGACAGAATGGTGCAGCGGGCGGTGGCGAGTTCGTTCATGGCGGCCACGATGGCGCCGCACCATGCGAACGATCACCCGTGAAGATGTTCCGGGGCCATCGGCCCCGCCGGGCCGTCCCCGCAGTCGCGTTCAAGAAGGCGATTAAGAGGCCGTAAGAGGCCCTAAGAGGCGCCATGCCGGGATAAGAGGCCCCGATGTAGCGGGGAGCCTGTCAGCGCGGCCCTGCGCCGATCCGTGGCGATCCGCATTCAGGTTGGACCATTCGGCGCGGATGAGCTAGGATTTTTGTTGCGGTGGCCGTGCGAATTTCGCCAGTGCCGGTGTTCACCCGCGGAGGGTTCGCGACCTCCCGGCCACCGCTACTTCCCTTCCAGTTCCTTCTCCAGTTTGGCGCGCCGGCGCTCATCGATCGGATGCAGGGTGCGCACGTACATGTAGCGCTCGCGTTCCGACGCACCGATCGCCAGCCGGAACCAGACGCCCCCGGCCTTGCCGATGACGACGCGGCCGATCTTGTGCTTCGGATCCGGCCAGTGCCGACCGGCGTCGATGAGGCGCTGGATCAGCGCGAAGTCGGCGAGCCGGCGCTCGGGGTGCGCCACCTTCGTCCCGAGCGTGCGGTTGCCCAGGGCGAGGATCGGCCCCCGCGCATCGAGCGCCGTGGCGATTTCCTCGGCCACGGCGACGGGCACGTGCACGTCGCGCGGCAGTTTGGCGAGCAGCTCGGGCGTGTTGCTGTCCCAAATCTTGGCGATCTCGGTGCGTGCCACGTCCGGTCCGGCCTCCTCCAGCGCCTCCGTCGTGCGGCGCATCAGGGTCTCGGCACGGCTCTTGCCGGGATTGGTGTGCCAGCCGGGATCGACACCCTCGGGCACCTCGGTGACTTCGCCCGTCCGCCGGTTGCGGAAGGTCTCGGTGCGGCCGGCTGGCGGCTCGGCCACGCCGCCGCGCCGCTCGGCCTCGGCCTTCGTGATCTGCCGCACGCCACATTGGCAGCCCCAGCCGTTCGGCGGGAAGTGTCCGTCCCACCATGGATGATCGACCGGCAGGATGGTGCCCGCCCATTGCCGGTGTTCGTGACGGGGCTCTTTCGCCGTGCTTTCGACATAGAGGAAGAAGGGCAGCATGCCCTTGGTGCGCTGCGCACGCTCCCACTGGCCGGCGGCGCGCGCGGCCCGCATGTTGGCGTTGAAGATCGTGTTGAGGCGCCGGGGCGACGTGAAGTCGACCTTGGCCGGCGGTCCCCCGGCCGGATCCTCGACGACACGCGGACCGCCCCAGCCGATCCGGTGCAGCTCGCCGGTGATGTCCTTCTGGAACGCTTCGAACGGCAGACCTTTCGAGAGCGCGCGGTCGATGGCCCCGCGAAAGGCGACGAGCACCTGCGCCTCGGTGGCCTTCGCCACGGTGAAGGCATAGGCGTGCTCCTGGCCCCACACGTCCTGCCACGAGAAGCCGGGGCGCAGTCGCTTCGACCGGAAATAGTCGAGCACTTCCTTTGGCGGCGGTCCGCCGAGCTGGAGCATCGCCACGGCCGGTCCTCAGTCGCGGACGTCGCCGAGGCCGCGGGCCTTCGCCGTCGCGCGTGCCAGCGCCTCGACCAGGGCCGCGGTGTCCATCTCGGCCACCGCACCGTTGAGGCGCGCCCGCAGATCCTCGTAATCGCTGGCTGCCTCGACGGCGCGCCGCAGGGGAGCGAGCAGCGGATCTGTCATCTTCTCCCAGTCGCCGAGGGCATCCATCATCAGCTCCTCGAGTTCATCGTCGACCGTGGCCTCGCGAGCCGTCGCGATCTCGTCGCACCGGAAGCGCGCCCGAGCGGTCGCGGGCTCGACGGCCGCCGGCGCCCGGGCGGGGGCGAGCAGCTCCTCGTCCTCCGACGGCTCCTGCCAGCCGATGCGATCGCGCGCCTCGGCCATGGAGACCTTGCCGCCGAGGTTCACGAAGCGCTCGGTGACCTCCATGAGGGTCTTGACGTCTTCGGGCTCCTCGACCGGGAACGAGATGGTCGGATAATTCTCCTGCGGCCCGTGGTGGAACGACACGAAGGGCTCGATCAGCGCCTGCTGGATGGTCGCGGCGAGCACGCGCGCGTCGGACCGCAGGATGTCGTGGCGAACCTCGTTGTGCTCCTTCGAGACGGCGTGCCCGCCCGAGATCGCGTCGGTCGTTGTGGTCTGGCCCAGGACGATCTTGGAGATCTGCTCGTCGACGTACCGCGCCTTCTTCTCGAAGGCATCGGAGCCGCTGGCGGCCGTCGTCTCGATGAACTCGATGTCCATCGACTTCGGCATGATCGCCGCCGCGTCGCCGGCAATGTCGCGCACGGCGCGCAGCAGCGCGTCCTTCTCCCGCTCCGTGGCGCCGGGGCCATATTTGCCCACGCGGAACGGCAGGCCGTAGACCTCAAGGAATGCCATCCAGTCCTTCAGCGTGAAGGACTTCAGCATGAACGACCAGACGGCGATGCGCGCGAGGCCGCCCCGGCCCGGCAGGCCGCTCTTCAGGCGCGGGTAGTGGACGATGAAGGACCACGGCCGCAGGGGCTCGCCGTCCGGATCGGCCGGCGAGATGAGCCGCAGCTCGGTGCCGGTCCGCCGGTCGAACTGGAAGAAGGTCGGGTCGCGCCGGCGGTACTCGCGCGGATCCCATCGGCTGCCTGTGGTCGACCAGATGATCTCGCACACGGCAAAGCCCTTGCCGAGGGCATCGGTCAGTTCGGCGACCATGGACGTGAAGGCCGGCCGGCGAACGATCGCCCGGACCTCGTCGGCGATCGCCACATCGCGACCTTCCTCGGTCGCCGCCTCGATCACGGGCTTCAGCTCCGTGATGGCGCGCTTGCGGGTCGACAGCACCGAGAAATAGTGCGGCTCGCGCTCCTCCATCTCCTCGGCCAGGACGAGGAACTCGCGCAGCTCGCCCTCGGCGGCATCGCGCAGGATGTGCGCCAGGCGCTGCGGGGTGAGCCCCGAGGCGACCGGATCGTGCCAGACGCTGCGGATGCCGGTGACGTCCGGCTCCGCCTGCGGCTGCTTGAACATGGCCGAGGAGACGACTGCGCCGTCAGGCCCGTAGATCGGGGGCATTACCAGAGACCTCCGTTGCGTCGCCCGAGCATCGCCTCGCCCTGGCGGCGGCTGCGGTCATCGCGCCGGCCGTCCTGCAGTGCCGAGGCCGGCGTGTAGCCGTATTCCATCGTGTCCGCCTCGGCCGCGGCGTTGGCGAGGATGGCCGCGATCGCCGTGTCGCCGTGCCGCTGGCCGCCATCCGAGCCCTGGGTGGAAGCGTCGTCAGGCACCTTCGGGATCCCGCGCACCATCTTCAGCAGCCGGAAGTCGCCGCGAACATCGGCGTGCCTCGGCAGGGTAAAGGTCCGCTCTTCGAGGCTCGCCTTCAGCTTCGGCGTGTTGGCGAGATACCAGCCCTGCGACAGCATGACGGCCTCGATCCTGTCGGCGCCGTACTTCTGCTGGGCGTATTCGGCGAGGAACTGGCCGTTGCCGCGGGCGTCGTGCTTCCCGCTGATCAGTCGCGGCAACCGATCGACGACGTGGAAGAGCAGTTGCTCCTGCTGACGGAACGGCACGTTGCGCAGCTCGACGATGAAGGGCGTGCGCCGCACGAGATCGGGCATGATCTCCAGCGGCCAGAAGACGGACAGGTCGCCCGAGCGGCCGAAGTCCCAGCCGTAGGCGTGCTGGAGGTTCGGCTTCAGGAGATCGAGCCACGGGTCCACGTGCTCGGCGAGCCAGTCGGCAACATAGGAGTGGCGCTCCTCGTCGGACCTCAGCTCGAAGCCGTCCGGGCAGGTGAGCCGCAGAACGGGCGCCTCGGGCGTCATGCAGGCCTCGATCAGCGCCGTGGTCAGATAGACGCCGGATCCCTGTGCCGGGATGCAGTCCAGCTCCTCGGCCGCGCCGGCCCCGTAGGACGCGCGGATATTGGCGCGCCATTGCGCCTCCGCTTCCGGCGACCAGGGCTGCCCGGTCACGAGGCAGATGCGTTGATAGAGGCCCTGCTCGATCGCGTCGTCGAAGGTGACCCGCACGATGTTGCCCGGCCGGCGGCGGGAGCGGATCTCGTTGAGCAGCTCGTTGAACGGATTGTCGACGCCGTTGTGCGTCGAGATGACCAGCACGCGGCCCCCCCAGATGAGCAGCGCCATGGCCGCCTTGAGCAGTTCCTCGGCGTCGTCGTGGAAGGCGAACTCGTCGAGGATGACGAAGCCCTGCCGGCCGCGCAGCGATCTCGGCCGTGACGAGAGGGCGACGATCTCGAAGCCCGAGGCGAAGGTGATGCGGAACGCCTGGATCGCGCGGTCCTCTCCCTTCTCGCCTTGCTCCTTGAAGAGCCATTCGTCGACCGCGGAGCACGCTTGCCCGAAGGCCTTCGCCCACATCGCGCAGGTGTCGATGAACTCCCGCGCCATGTCGAGGTTGTAGCCGAGATAGAGCGTGTCCATGCCACCGGCGGACTTCTGCGCGCCCGAGATCAGCACGGCCGCCGCGCCGACGCCCCATGTGGCACCGACGCGGCGGCTCTTGTCGGTGACCGTGAGGGAGTGAAGCGAGACGCTCTCGACCAGCTCTTTCTGGTAGCCGAGGAGCACGCCTTCGAGATCGCTGGCGTCGACACCCGGAGGGAACGCCTGCATCGCCTCCCGGCGGTGCCGTGCCCACTCGTCGGCCGAGATCGGCGCGTTCATGAGCGGATCCCGAGGATCTGTGCCTTGATCGCCGAGACGGTGTCCGCCGTGAGGCCCTTGCGCTCGGCGACCTTGTCGACGGCCTTCGCCGCCTGCTCCTTGAGATCAGCCTCCAGCTTGCGGCGGCGGTCGGAGCTGATCTTCTGCCCCTGAATGGTGGCGAGGAAGGCGCGCGCCAGTTCCATGGCGCCCTTGGGCGTCTGGTTGGGGCTGTCGGTCAGCTCCAGGATGAGCATCTTGATGACCTCGCCCAGGACGATGTTGTTCTCGTCGATGCTCTCGGGCGTGAACTGGGGCGCGATGCCGGCGAAGACGGCGCGGGCCTCGGCCACGCGGCGCGCCGCCGCCGCAGTCCGCACGGCCGTCCGATTGAAGGCGCTGCGCGAGACGGGATCGATCCCCTTCACCGCGAGACGGTCGTTGAGCTCGAAGAGGATGTCGGCTTGCGTGCGGCGCCGCTCGTTCAGCTCTCCGAGCGCCCACAAGACGTCTTCCTGTCCCTCTTCGGGAATGAGATCGAGCGACGAGAGCCGGCCGCGTCCCTGCCGCATGTCAGCCCCCCGCGCTCGGCCGGCGGACGCCTTCCAGCACGATGCGGCGCTCGGCGTGATCGACACCCCGCTGCGTCGCCGTGACGATCCAGGCGCCGCCCAATTCCCTCACGGTCACCGCGCCGACGTTCTCCAGCCAGCGGATCTCGTTGCGCAGGAAGTCGCGTCCGCGATCGACGCTGAAGCTCTTGGCGATGTCCAGGAGCATGCCGTCGTTGTGGGAGTAGTTCGGCTCGGCCGCGAGCGCCCGCAGCACGATGAGCCGCGCGTGCTGGCGCATGATGTCGAGAAAATCGCTCATCGCTTCGTGCCCTGGCTGATCAGAAACTCCTCGATCCGCTTGACGCCCTCGGCCGTGGCCCGCTGGGTGTCCCGCAGAGCCGTGATCTCCGTGCCCTGCCGTTCGACATGCAGGGCGAGGGCGTGAAAGGCGTCCTTCGTCGGCAGGTGCTCGGTCGCCGTCTCCAATTGCTGGAGGCGGCGTTCCGTCCGGCTGGCAAGACCGTCCAGACGCTCCTCAAGCCCGGCGAGCGCCTTGTTGACGTGCTCGCTCTGCTTGCGGAACTCACTGCCCGGAACGAACTGCGACCGCAGATAGAGGATCAGCACCCCGAAGCCGAAGGCGCCGGGGCCGACGACGGCCCACCACCAGCGCTGCAGCACATCGAGCAGCGAGGGCGCGACGACGCCGGGCACGGCCGAGGCCGGCGCCGCCCGGGTGAGCGCGACCGTCAGGAGACCCGCGAGAAAGAGCACGAAGCCGAAGCGTGGCAGGACCGGCCAGATCATCGGGCGCTCCGCCACGTCTTGATGGCGTCCTTGATCGTGTGGCCGCCCATGTAGAAGCCCGAGAAGAGCCCGGTGAATACCATGAGCTGATCCCACGGGATCATGGGCACGCGCGCATCGGTGAACAGGCTGACGAGGGGCGCGAGCGTGCAGTTCTGCAGCCAAAGGAAGCCGATGAGCCACATACCGCCCGGCCGCCATCCCCAGCTGAAGATGCCTTCCTCGCGATCGAGCTGGGCGAGCGCCAGCTGGTGATCGAGCGCCTTCTTCTCCAGCTCGACGATGAGCGCCGCGTGTTCGGCCTCGACCGCCTGGACGACGTCGGCCGCGCGCGGGTCGTTCTGGATGGCCTGTCCGACCGCCTCGGGCGTCGCATCGACGCCGAGGCGACGCGCGATCTCCTTCCCGACGACGCTGCCGAGGGATGCGCCCAGCGGCCCGCCGATCACGGTGCCGAGCCCGGTGGCGCCGGTTTTGATAATTGCCCCCGCGAGATCGCCCCACTGCATGTTGCCCCCCATAGGTCAGAACGATCGCAGCCACGCTGCCAGACGAGGCAGCCGGCGCTGGACGCGGGTCGCGACGACGTCGCGGTAGCGGTAGGCGAGGATCGCCAGCACGGCGATGCCGGCAGCCGCCACGATGAGGCCGATCTGGCCGGCGAGTGCCGGGTCGATGACGGTGGACACCGCGTCGGGCGCCACGTCGCTGCCGCCGGCGAGCGCGCCGCCGCCGGCGGCCGTCGCGGTCTGCGCCTTCGCCTTGGCTCGCGCGTCGATGTCGCGTTGCAGGGCCGACAAGGTGGCGCGGCCGATCTTGCCGTCGACGGTCAGGTCACGGTCGCGCTGGAACGATCGCACGGCATCGGCGGCGATCTCGCCCTTGTGCGGACCTACTGCGTACCCGAGCTTCTCCAGCTCCTCGCGCACCGCACCCTTCTGAGCATCGTCGACCGCAACGACGAAGACGGCCCAGGCGCCGGGTTTCGCCGACAGGGTGGTCTTTGCGTCGCTGTGATACTTGCCGCGGAAGATCTTGTCGGCTTCGCGCCGGCGCCGGTTCTGCAGCCCCGCGACAACACGTCCGCCGGCCTTGTTCCACGTCTTGAGCGACGCCTCGGCTTCAGTCAGCTTGCCCGCGTTGAAGAGCTTCACCCACGTCGCGTTGTGGATCCGGCCCGTGTTCCAGTCGAAGTGGACTGCGCCATCGAACGCTGCCTGATTGTGCGGCACGACGCCCTTGGCCACCGCCTTGCGCACGCGCGGTTCGTAGTTGCGGGCAAGTGCGAGCCTCGTGAGCCGGTCGCTCTCGGCCGCGGTGATGACCATTCCCGCGTGCGGCTTGACGACGCCCGAGGCCGCCGTCAGGCCCGCCCCGATGGTCCACACGCCGGCGATGTCGCGATAGGCCTTGAGGACGTCCCCTTCCTCGACCTTGAGGTCAGCGAGACCGCGCTCGCTCGTCGAGTAGTTGGAAAGGGTCTGCATGAAGTCCTCCGACGCCGCGCTGTCGTCGAAGGACGGTATGTTGGGGAGCCGTCCGCTATCGCCCCGGAAACACTTCAGGGCCAGCGAACGAACGATGCGGGAGGCCGGCCGATAATCGACGCTCGCAGCGCCGCGCGCAAGAGCCTCTTCAGTTGTTCAGAAGAGGCTCTTTTGCCGCCGGTCGGGAGCCTGCATCGCGCGGCGCCGTGCCCGGCGCTGGCGGATGGCCCGCTCGGTCATGCCGAGCTCCGACGCGATGCGCGCGGCACTCGCGCCGCCGTTCTCGAGTTCGGCATAACGCCGGTCGATCTCCCGGCGCATGCGGGCGAAGGTCCCGGCCGGCCCGAGCGGAATGTCGAGGCGCCCCGGCCCGAAGCTCTCGACGATGGCGCGAGCCGCATCCCAGCCGACAGCCTCCACCAGCCAATTGCCTTCGTGCAGGCGGACGGGCAGGTCCACGCGCCTGCCGCCGTAGCGCTCGGCCAGCACGAGCGCGACGTCCAGGCCGGCCGCGTCGGCGATGGTGCGCAGCACTGAGGGCAGCCAGGATGGGCTCATGCCAGCACCACGCCCTGGATGGTCAGCGCGACCGTCGACACCATGGCCGAGCGGTTCCGCGTGACGAGGCGCACAGTATAGGAGCCGTCCCGGCAGCCATACAGCCGGCCGGACTTGGTGACATAGCCGTCCGCGGACAGCTGGTCATGGAGGCCGCGCAGGCGCTCGCTGGCCGCGAGCAGCTGCTCCAGCGTGACCGACCGCCTGCGGTGGGTCTTGCGTGCCATCGTCACCTCCCCACCGACCGGACGGCCCTAAGGTCGAAGCCGTATTCCCTGGCGATCTCGCGCGGCGACCAGCCGATCGAGCGCAGGGCGCGGACCGTGCGGTTGTCGGCCGGCGACAGTTCAGCCGGCGCGGCTTCAGCCGCAGCCACCGCCGGCGGCTCGACCGGTTCTGCCTCGACGGGAGCTGGCGCTATCGGCTTCGGCTCCGCCGGCACGGGTGCCGGCTCCGGCAACTCGGCCGAGATCGGGGCGAGCTGGGCGACGCCGCACGCATGGGACCACGCCGCATCGATCAACTGCTCGACATAGGTCGACAGGCGCAGGCCCTTTTCCCTCGCCCGCTCGGAAAAGACTGCATGGAGGCGAACCAGCAGCGCCACGGTGACCGGGATCGGCCGCTCCTGCTGGCGGTACTTCTCAGTGACTTGCACCATGGCCCTTCCTCAATTCCGTCTCCAGCGCAAGCTGGCGCTTGGTGAGTTCGACGAGCTGGGCCGTCAGCACCACCCGGCGGTGGCTGTTCGGCCGCAGGCGAGCAATCCGGTCCTGCAGGGCGGCGCGCTCCGTTTCCATTCGCGCGATCGCCTGAAGGTCGTTCCAGACCAGGAGCGGCGGCGGGGAAGCGGCGCGGCCCGGCATCGGTCACGCCCTCCGCTTCGCCCGGCCGGATTGCCGGCCACGTAGGTGGTGTCGAAGCTGGTGGCCGAGGCAGGCCATCATCGTGTCGAGGTCGGCATCGCTGGTCTCTGGTTCCAGCCGCACATTCGGACAGGGCAGATCCAGCTGCCGGAAGATCTCCAACTGAGCGGCGATCACGTTGCGCTTCGGGCAGCGGATCTCGCCCGAGCTGGTGACGGCGCCGCTCTGTCCGCGCTGGACGACGAAGTGCTTGGCGCTCCAGTCGACGCCGGCCTCCCGCGACAGCCACGCCTTCAGGCCCTCGATGGCCGTGCTGGCGTCGTCACGGTCGATCAGGAAGCGCGGATGCGTGATCTTCGTCTGCCGCTCGATGAAGGCGATCAGGGCGCTGTCGTCGCGGTTCTCGATCACGCCGAGGTGATAGCCGGCGAGCCAGAGGGCGCGCAGCACGGATGACCAGCGCCCGCTCATCGTCTTTCCGGGCCTGCGGGTGGGTGGCGCCACGGACGCCGTCAGCACGTTCAGCCGATCGATCACCCGCGCGGCCTCCTGCCGCGTCAGGTCGCGCGAGGAGCGCTTGCCGGTGAGACCTTCGAGCAGGTCCCGGCGGCTGTCATCGTCGAGGCCGGCCGCTTTAGCCGAGGCGTGGATGCGGGCGATCTGCCCGGTCGTGATGGCGGCGTTCTGCATCGTCAGTCCTTCCGATGCGTCAGGAGCAGAGGTTGCTGTGAGGCGAGTTGCCGTGCCGAGCCGCGCGGGGCCGGCCGCTTCGGCAACACCGCTGAGGCGGTGCGCCGCACGGGTGCAGTCTGCTCGCGACTGATTTCGTGGAGATCCTGCAGCAACATCCCGAGGCGGATGGGATCGCGAACTTCGACCTCGATCTTCACCACCGTCGTCGCGCTCGCCTTCACTGAAGCCGAGAACGTTCTCAGGCGGGCATCGCTGTCCTTCCAGGCAATGGACCGGTACGTCATCGGGCGGTCTCCCGCTGAGAGATCGGGACCGGGCCGCTGCCGTAGGGGTTGACCACGTCCCCCGGTTCGACCGTTTCGAGCAGCTCTGCTTCAAACTCGGCCTGATCGACCTCCGTGGGGACTGCGATGTGCGGGATGAAGGCAAAGAGGGGATGGCCGGAGGCCGTGTGGCCCTTCCACACCCGAGCCGGCACGCCTGCGATGGTGACGAAGTCGGCTGTGCTTTCGAGGATAATCTTCATCGGCCCGCCTCCTCGATCAGCCGAAGGAGCTTGCGCCCTCGCTCGGTGATGGAGGCGGTGCCGCTGCAACCACCATTGTCCGTCTTCGCGAGGAACTGGTTCTGAAGCGCCTCGATGGTCTTGTGGCGGATTAGCACGCCATCGGCCTCGTAGCCGACGCGCTTGCGGAGGAGGTTGCCCTTGTCCAACGCCTGCAAAGCGATGACCTGGGCATCGGTGAGGCGCTTCTCGCCGTAGAGAGAGACGCGCTGGTCGAGACGTTGCTTCATGAACACCTCCATCACGCCTTGGCGAGATCGATGGTCACCGGGCGCCATTCCGCGTCGTGCCGGTCGCGCTCGTAGCAGCGCACATAGGTCTTGGAGCCGATGACCCGCATGGCATCGCGGATCGCCTCCATGGCCCGCTGCCAGCGCTCGTCCTCGATGTCGAGGCGCAGGAGCATGAAGATCTCGGCGCGGTTGATCTGGCCGGCCTTGTCCGTGTTGAAGGCGCGGGTGACGATGGCGCGGATCTCGGGGCGGCTGTCGGCCGACCACTCCATCAGGCACTCGTCGATCAGCTCCTTGGCGTGCTGGAGCTGCGGCCCGAAGTCGATGTTGTCCTGGACCTGGACCTGCACCTTCATCAGGCCGTCGAAGGTGGTGAAGGTCTTGTTGCCCTTCGCGCCGCCTTTGCTGGTGCCGTATTCCTGGGTGAGGATGGCCTCGAAGGCGCCGAGATCGTCGAAGGTGTGCTGCTTGAAGCGGCTGATCTGCGCCGACAGGGCCTTGGCGTAGCCCATCACCTTGCGGACGGTCTCGTCCTCAAGCTGGTCGGCCGGCTTGATGGTGTCGACCGGCACGAGGTTGCCCTTGGCATCGGGCATGTAGATCTTGCCGTGCACCTCGACGGTGCCGGCAGATCGGGCGATGGTCTCAGACATGGGTTTCTCCGTCGGTAGGCTCTCGGCGCGGCCGAATGCACAGCTCCAGGCCGAGCACGTTCAGGGCAGCGTCGAAATTCGCGAGGTTGGGATTGGTCCGATAACGCCAGTCGCAAACCGTCTTCGGCCCAAGGCCGGCCCGCGTGGCGCACTCTCGGATCGTGGTCATTTGCGCATTCAGCTCGCCAATGAACTGGCGCACGAGGGGATGACTGTGCGACGGGAGCGGCAGCTTGCCGCGCCAGCGCGTGCCATGCCTGTTGCCGACAGGACGGGCGCGTTTCGTCATGCCGCGTCTCCTCCTGTCGGCGAAGAGCAAGGCAGCGCCCGCTGGGGGAACGGCACGACGTTGTCGACAGCGGCCGGCGCAGGTTTGCGGACCTCAAAGCGTCCGACGAGGTCGAGATCCTCGGCGATGGCGAGCAGCTCGCACCGCTCGGCCTCGGCGGCTTCCAGCGCGCGTGCCTCGTCGACCATGTCGCTCAGACCTGCCGCAAGTTCGCGGGCGAAGTCCCCATCGACGTGGAGCCCTTCGGGATGGCGGGCGAACATGTCCTGCAGCGCCTCCAGCATCAGGCTGAGCGGCACGTCTTCAGTTGTGGCCGGGAAGATCACCATGGCGGACCTCATTCGGCATCGACCGGCTGACTGGACAGCTGCTGCCAAGCCTGCCGGATGTGACGGACCGAGAGCGGTTCAGAGGCGCCGGCCGCGATCATGCCGGCGAGGCGCAGCGTCTTCGTCATGCCGCGCAGGGCGCCGGGCTTGCGGGCGATCGTCTTGAGCAGCTCGATCTCGGCCGCGCCGGCGATGCCCCACGCCTCGATCAGCTGGCAGATGTCCTTTGCGCGCGGCTTCGGCTGGGTGACGCGCATGCCCACCCGCGAATAGAGCTGGGCGAACTGGGAGGACCGCGCCTCGCCGCTGCCCTGCAGCCGGCTGTAGACGCTCTCGTTGCCGGCGACGGCGACACCGCATTTGGCGAGGTCCTGGATTGTGCGCAGCTGATCGAGCGCCGCGCTGGAGAGGTGCTGCGCCTCGTCGATGACGATGAGGGCGGCGGCTCCGCGAAGCCGGTTGCAGATGGCCCGGCTGATCCACGTGCTGCGCCGCTCCACCACGCCGATCGCGTCGGCGAGCGCCGACAGCATGTTGTTCGGGGACGAGAGCACCGGCTCGGCCGTCATAACGAAGACGTTGGAGGAGCGCTTCTGGTACTCTTCGATCGCCATCGTCTTGCCGATGCCGGCGCCGCCGACCACGACGGCGAAGTCCGGCGCGCTTTGCGCGAATGCCAGCACGTTCATGATGGCGTCCGCAGTGGGTGTGGCGACGAACTCGGGAGCCTTCGGCAGGATCGCTGCCGTCTGTTTGCGCTCCCGACGGGTTTCCAGCCAGCGCTGCACGGACCGGGCGATCTCGGCCGTCTTGCCCTTGTAGGTTCCGCCCATCCACGGCGTGAAGGTGCCGTAGGCGATGCCGGCCTCGCGGGCGATGGCAGCCTGACTGAGTCCCTCCTGGGTCATGATCAGGCGCACCTCAGCGCGCAGCGCGTCCTGATCGTTCGCGGTCATTTCCAAGGTGATGGCGTCCATGGTATGGTCCTTTTCTTCGACAGTGACTTTGGCGGCGCGTGACGTTCAGACGTCCGCGCCGTCCTCTTGTCGGGACACGATGCGGAGCTGCCGCACCGCGCGCCCGAAGTTCTCCAGCACAGCGTCCTGGTCGTGTTGCTCGTCGGGGGCGTTCGCTGCCTGGACGGCGACCGCGACGTTCCCGAAGACGGGACGGACGACGCGCGTCTCGGGCGGCTCCGGGGCTGTGATGGTGGGCATCATGGCGGCGACGTCCGCCGGCGAGAGACGCCGCTCGGCCTTTGCCGCCGCCTTCATCGCCTTCAACCAGGCGCTGCGGGCGCGGGCATGGGCGCGGCTGTCCTCGGTCGAGTTGAAGCCGACCGCGTCGAGGCAGGGCGCGTGGCCGAGATAGGCGCCGTCCGCGCGATAGATGTGCACGCCGTCGTGCAGCGCCTGCGGATCGAACCGCAGCACCACCTTGCGGCCGAGCTGCGCACTGAGGAATTCCGCCCAGTACCGGTTGCCGTCGAGGTAGACGGCCCCGTCCGGCTGGCGCGCGGTCACCAGCTCGGAGGCGAGCAGCCAGAGGCGGCGTTGCTCGGGCGTCGCCTTGCGAACCGGCGAGACCTCGTAGGAGGCCGTGAACGCTTCCATGAAGGAGCGCCCGGCGCACACCTTCGTGCGACGGCCGACGCGGGTGTTGTGCTCGATGATCCCCTCGGACACGACGCGCAGGAAGACGTCGAGCGGCACCGCGCGCGAGCCGTGGTTCTCGGGCTTGTTGGCGATGGTGTTGCCGGTCCATGCCCCGGCGAAGCGGACGTCGCGGGCGATGTTCTGCGCGAAGTCGCGGAAGGCACGCTCGATCGGCTTCGACTGGCCGTGGAAGGGCGTCGTCCAATGCACCTCGCAGCCGAGCGAGGTCATGATGCCGGCCGGCTCCTCGTCCTTGACCTTGAAGCGGTAGCGGTTCGGCGTGCCGCCCGTGATCCACTTCGAGGCGAAGTTGCGGCCGTTATCCAGCGTGACGTGGTCGGGGATGCCGTAGTTTTCGACGACATCCCCGAATGCGAGCCGCACGGCGTCCCGGTTCTCGGTCTTGTCGACGCGCCAGGACAGGATGAGCCCGGAATAGAGATCCTGGAAGGCGACCATGCAGGGCCGCGTGATCTCGCCGTCCGGCCAGCGGACGAAGTTGTCCCACTTGTGGCCGTCCGCGTTGACGGCCTCCAGCGCGTGGAAGACTGACCGGTCGCGTTCCTGCGCCGGATAGAGCCTCTTGAGAGCCTCTGCGCCCTTGCGCAGATAGGTGCGCGTGGCCGGGTCGATCGAGGCGATCCGGCGCTCCAGCGTCTTGCGCGAAGGGATCTTCCAGCCGCGCTCGGCCGCGACCATCTGCAGCTGCCGGTAGCAATGGGCTGCTGTGGGCTGCTCCTGCCGAAGGAAGTTCCCCTTGAACCATTCCCATGCCTCGGGATCGCACTCGACGGCGGCCTGCCGGCCGGCGTGCCGCGGCGCAAGGTGCGGCAGCCAGTCCGCCGGATCGACGCCGTCCACCTCGCTCTGCCAGTTATACAGCGTGCGCAGGGAGACGCCGGCCTCGCTGGCGACAAGCTGCAGGGCAACATCGCGCTGGGTGCCGGCGAGCGTCAGATCGCGCACCGCCATCAGCGCATCGAACTTGGCGCGCGCCTGCGCCTTCTTCTTGTCCGGCAGCTGATCGTACCAGCGCCAGAGTTCCTCGCGGCTAAGGTCGGCCTTGGCCGTGGCCCTGTCTGGCTGCTCCGCGGCCTTGCGGGCACGAAAGGCGAGGATGGTTTTTGCTCGCACCGGTAGGGCGTCGAGCCGATACTCGAAGCCGCCGCCGCGCCCCTTGCGCTTGCGCCACTTGCCGGCAGGGTTGCGCGGGTATTCCTCGGCCGGATCGCGCCAGCCCTCGTCGTCGGCCTTCTTGGCGATGCCTTCGCGGGAGTTGGGCAGGCCGGGCAGCTTCTCGGCGGCGAGATCGGCCGGGCTCCACCATTCGCGTGTGACGAAGCCGTTCACAACACGCCTCCCGTCTTGAGCTGGCGGCGCACTGCGTCGATCTCGCGGTCCATCTCGGCGCGCTTCTCCATGCGCTCGGCGAGTTCGATCGCCGGCAGGTACCGGCGCTCGATCACCGCCCAGTCGAACATGGCGGCGATGAGTTCGAGGAGGCGTCGGTCGCGGGTCGCGTGGATGAGCGCGACGAACCGCACGATGTTGATGATGTGCTCCTCGCGCGCCTCGGAGGCGTAGGCGTTCAGCATGTTCTCGCTGACCGCCTCGCCGAGATAGGCGCTCATCGCCTCGGCCACGTCCCCGCGGGGCTTCCCGCACTCCTTCAGCGTGAGCGACATGGCGCGGGCCAGCGACGACGCCAGCGATGCCGCGCGGACCTTCTCGACGGGAAAGGACTTCACGGGCTCGCTCGGCGCCCAGCCGAGCAGATCCAGTTGATCAGGGTTGCGAACTTTCGGGTTCCTGCGTCGCGTCATCTCCATGCTCCCGAAAAGATCCGGGTGGCCGCGCTGGGCAGGGGGAGGCGCTCGCGCGACCACCCGGACAAGACAGGGAGGGAACTGCGGGTTAGCCCCGCCACCGACCACTGACGCAGGTCGCGCGCTTCCCCTACACTCGACGCGTCACCAAACGAGTCGGGGGAAAAGGGGATGCCGTCCGTTAGGAGCCTGATCAGCCTGTTCGTGAACGAGGACAAAGCGGTCCTCGCCTTGGAGACAGAAAGCGGTCCGCTCGAGTTGACGATGTCGCCTGCGACGGCGGCGGAGATTGCCCACATCATCGCCGATGGCCTCCGGGGACAAGGAGAGCCACAAGCCGGGCGTAACGCCGGGCGGATGCTCTATCCTGGACAACTATCGCCACTCCGGATTGAGACCATTCCAGCCGCGCTTGGGCTGGAGGCGAAGTTCGTGATCGAGGCGCAATCGGCAGGGGGGACAACGCTGACGTACCGGCTGCCGCGGGAGAGCGTCGAACGCTGGATCGCCGGGGCGCAGGACCAGTTGCAACGACGTCGTCGCCCCAGCCGACACTGAGCGTCAGTTCATGCCCGCCGATTGAGATGGTCACAGTGTCCATCAGGGTGTCTCCGTCCCGCTGTTGCCGGACGCCGGAGGGACAGTGCGGTCACGCAAGGTCTCCAGCAGATCAACGGGAGCCATGGCTGCCAGCACGGAGAGCAGCCAGAAGGCCTGTTCCTCTGTGAGGAAGGCCGCGAGATCGCGAAGGCAATCGCGCGCGAACCGGCCCTCCTGCTCGTCAGTCGCGATCTCGCAGAAGGCCACGAGGGCCTTCTTCGTAGTGCTGGGCGCCCCGCTGCCCCGGATCTCCCGAATGAGTTCGTCGAGCGCGGCCATCCGCGCCACGGCAACCTCGGGGGCGTCCCGAAGGGCGAACAATGCCGACAGGCACTGTCCGCTCGTCCATCCCTCGGCTATGGCCAAGGTGATGATGCCGTGGAAGGCCACCGCACGCTGGGGCGTGAGAACTTCTTCCGCCAAGGAAAACACGGCCGCTCCGTCGCGGCTTGAGGTCGACTGCATCACAAGGCCTCCCGCAGCATCGACAAGGCGCGCCCGGCCTCCTGCCCCCACACGGCCGCGCAGCCGACGAGGAGAGCGGCCAGGATCAGCCACATGGCCGGGATGGAGATGAGGGACGCGCCGAAGCGGGTGTGGGGGGAAGCGCGCATGATGGGCCTCGTTAAGCTGCCGCCTGGGTGAGGAAGACGAAGCCCTGGGCTTCGAGATAGGCGAGGAACTCCGCGCGCGAGCGGGCGCCCGCGCGGCGCCATGCCTTGAGCAGCGCCTCGTATTGCTGGTCGGCTTCGGAGGGCTTCGCCTCGCGTTCCCCCCGCAGCGCCTTGACCGCCGCCCCGACGCTCTTGGGCGCGTCGCCGCCTGCGAAGATCATGTCGACCACCGCCCGCTGCTGGTCGGGGCCGAGCTTGGCCAGCGCATCGAGGTCGACGCCCTTGTCCGCGATCCACGTGCCGGCGATGCGGGCGCGCACGTCCGGGGAGATCTTGCTGTAGCGGGCGATGGAGCGCCGGACATCGCGCTCGGAGACCCGCAGCTTCTCGGCGACCTCGGATGCAAAGGACAATTTTGTCCGTTGCATCCAGCGCGCGGCGGCGCCCGCCTCGCCCTGCCGGGTCTCGGGATACAGTTCCTCGTAGATCCGCTTGCGTTCGGCGAGATGGGCGGCGTGATCGAGCGGCGACAATTCGCGCCGCATCAGGTTTTCGTCGATCTCCCGCAGGCGCGCTTCGAGCTTCGAGCCGCTGAAGACGGTGGCCGCGATTTCGGTCCAGCCGAGGAGCCGGGCCGCTTCGAGCCGGTGCATGCCGGCGATCAGGGAGTGCCGCCCCTTCTTGTCCGGCGAGGTCACCATGATGGGCGTCTGCTGCCCGTTGATGTCCATCGACTGGGCGATGCCGACCACCCAGTCGTGGTCAACCTGCCGCAGGCGGTCGCTGGTGACGATCTTGTCGAGCGGGATGTTCTGGACGGTCAGTCCCATGTTCAGGCTGCCTCGTGCATTTGACAGTGACCGGCAACGCGGGGGGCGCTAGATTTCGAACGTGAGCGGCGCTGGGGGCGCCGGCTGCCGTCGACGTTGAAACGGCTCGGCCAGATGTGCCGAGGCGCGACGCCGAGGGCGCCAGCGATCGCCAGCTCGCCGGCAAAGTTGGGCTTCCGCAGCGCGTGGCGGCACGCGTGATCGGGCAGTCCATTCGCAAGCGACAGGCCCGTGAGGGTCCAGCCGCGCTTGCGAATGGCGGCCTTGATGTCTTCGGGATGCCAGTCGCGGGAGGTCCGCTTTGCCAT